AGGTGTAGTCTTGAAATGGCTTAATGTACTACTGGTAGTGTTGATGTTGGGAGTATTCACTACAGGTTGTGATGGTGGTGGAGATGATCCAAGTATGATAGATCAGAATGATCCTAATAGTATCTATAACAAGGAGCTTGATAGACTTAAGAACGCTCCACCCACTGATGTACCTACAACCCCAACAGTAACTCCTCCTAGTTCTAATAGGTCTGAGACGTTTACTAGTTACGGTGAAAGGAATGGTGGTAGGAAAGCTTGGAGGATTAATAAGAAAGGGCCTCAGTTCGGTAAGAGGATTAAGGTGGTCTTCAGTAATGGTCATACAGTTATGGTGAATGATACATCTCATAACTATAGAGAGGGTGATGGGTTTGTTTTCAAGCCCGGTATCGGACCTAATGGAACAGGCGACAGCGACACAGGCACAGCTCATGGTGGAGTGTACCTACATGCACCCTATGGTAATAATAGCAACACAGTAACCTTCTACTTCTAAGAGGAATATATGAATAAGAAAACTATCTTAGCCCTTGTAGCATCTATTGTGTTGCTGGTAGGGTGCGGAACTAAAGAGTATAATGATGCTGTAAAGGATATGAATACGATGAACAGGAAGGCTTATGCTGAGGGTATGGCTGCCTGTAAGGGTGATGCTGCATGTCAGGTAGGCCTCTCAGCAGCTTACTTCGGTAATGCTGGACAGATGCCTCTAGCTAAACCAGACACTGCTCTCGACTATGCTAAGGCTGCACTCCCTTTCGCGCAGCTCTGGGTGCAGTGGGATGGTTCTGGTAACTCAACTGGCAGTGGCGGAGTCACCTTTAGGAACGTGAAGTTTGGTAGAGATGCTGTCATCAGTGGTTTCAATACTACCAAGACTAGCACAACTACCATCACTGAGGATAACAACGATAGAGAGTTCTCCCTTCAGGCACCTCCAGGTACTGGTGGAATCAATGATAGTGGAGTTACATCATTCGAACCTATTAACCCTGTTACTCCTATTCTGTAATGAAACGATTAATCCTCATAGTCCTTATACTTCTACTAGCATCTTGCTCTAGGACCATGACCTGTGAGGATTACTTACAATCTATAACTGGAGAGTACATAGAGTGTCCTAATGAAAACTTGTAGCTACTGTAATAGGAAGTATAGAGAACCTCACTGTCCTATATGTGGTATGACGGAGGTAGATGATGGTTGTGGTTGACTTGTTCAAAGCTATTAAGAAGGGTAAGGAGCTGAAGGACTCTAAGACTTGGAGTAATGTCCAGGCTCTGAGCTCTGTCTTTGTAGCTATCGTAGCATTTGGTGTAGGTGCAGCTCGTCTATTAGGTGTGGAGATCCCTATTACTGATGAGCAAATTATAGTATTCAGTGGTGGACTAGCTGGTGTAGCATGGACTGTTAATGGTGTCATCTCTGTAGCCACCCATAAAGATGCAGGAGTTGAATAATGGATAAGCTTAAGTTTTTGTTCTCGTCTGTCTGGGAGTTCCTTCTTCCTTTGATTAAGATCCTCATGACTGATGCAGGTACTGTGTTGGCTAAAGCAGCTTCAGATGCTGTAAGTACTGTGGCTATCACATTAGCTGATGCAGATGGGGCTACAAAGCGAGAGGCTGCCTTTAAAATGATTGTTGCAACCCTTACGGCTGCAGGTATTACCTTATCTAAAAGGTTCGTTAACGCAGCTTTAGAAGCAGCAGTAGTGCGATTGAAATGATACCGGTAGTCAAGTGGCTTGAGAGGATACTTGGTCATGAGGGAGGGTATGTTAATAATCCTAAAGACCCTGGTGGTGAAACTAAGTGGGGTATTAGTAAGAGGTCTTATCCACATCTGAACATCCGAGACCTTACAATAGAGGAGGCATCTGAGATATACAAGAGAGATTTCCTTAAGCCCCTTAAAGCAGACCAGTATGCAGATGGGGTTGCTTATCAACTCCTTGACTTTGCTGTAAATTCTGGAGTCAATAGAGCAGTAAGAGAACTACAGAAGGTATTAGGTGTTAAGGATGATGGTGTTATTGGTCCTATAACTATTGGAAAGATAAACACTTTATCTGAATCTGATCTTATTATGCTAGTAGTTGCTGCAAGATTGGAGTTTATGGCAGACTTAAAGAATTGGAATGATGCAGGTAGGGGATGGGCTAAGAGGATAGCAGCTAACTTAAGGTTGGGTGCTGAAGATAGCGACTAAAGGAGAGGGATGGGATCACATACTATAGCATCTCAATTGAACGTTGGAGATGTGCAGGGAGATAGCTACTTCAGGATAGAGGAAGATGGTAGCGTACAGATGCTAGGTAATGCTTCTATGTGGGATGACCTTAAGTTTCCAGCATCTCAAACTAAACTTGGATCCAACCTTAAGCCCGACTTCGATCAAACTAATGTTGGTCTACTGTTCCCACAGAATGATGCTACTGAGGTTATCTACATAAATGTACAGATGCCACATGCATATAAGAAGGGCACTAACATACACCCTCATGTACACTTTATACAATCAGCAGCTACAGTCCCAGTGTTTAAGATGACCTATAGGTGGTACGATAAGGGTGCTAGTGCTATAGCAGCCTTTACCACTATAGCTACAAACAATTTAGTGTATACATATACATCAGGTAGTATACATCAGGTGGCTAAGTTCCCAAGTATAGTACCTACAGTTACTGGAATTTCTTCTATGCTAGATGTAAAACTTTATAGGGAGGATAACGTGGTCACCGGAGATGTTCTTGTTAAGGAGTTTGATATTCACTATGAGATAGACTCTTTTGGGTCGAGGACTGAGGTGGCTAAATAACTTAACATAAGAGGAGGGATACTGGACAAAGCACAATGAACGGTTCGTCAATTGGAATGTAACTTATTTATCAATTTCCTTATGTGAGGTATTAAAATGGGTGACTCTTCTTTGAATGCAACTGAAATCGCTGTAGGTTCTCTCCTTGCTGGTGGTCGTGGTGGTGTAGGTTATGGTGGTGCATGGGGTGGTGGTGGTGAGTATTGTAACACCTTCGCTAACCCTTCTGCCAATGCTGTACGTATTGATCGTAATGGTCAGATGATAGAGGACCATGCTGATGCTACTCGTATGGTTATGGAAAGTAATTTTCGTGGACTGTCTGATGGCTTCATTGCTCAGGCAGCTGCTGATAATGTAAATAGGATCTGTACTGCTATTCAGGCTAGCGATAATCGTGCAGCTGATCAGCGCTTTCAGTCTGAGCTTCGTACCAATGATCGTCTGCTTGCACTCCAGGCAGAGATCAATGCTAACGCTAGAGAGGCAGCCAAGTGCTGCTGTGATCTGAAGCTGCAGATGTGTGAGGATAAGTCTGAACTGAAGGCTGATATCCTTGCCGTTGAGAGTCGTGCAGTTGAGCGTGCTCTGAATGCTGCTAATGCCAAGATCACTCAGCTTGAGACCATCAACGCTCTGAAGCCTGGAAACAATTAATATCAAATAGGCTAAACGCAAAAGGCCCTATAGGTTCTGGAAGATTCTCCAGGTTGCCTATAGGGCCTTTGTTGTTTGTAGTGTATTAATTCTTATAGGATGAAATCTTCTTACACATATCTATAAAATAGGATTGGTCAAAAGAGTTCTTCATCTTATTCACATCCTTATGCACCCACTGCACATTACCCTCTACATATCCAATAGAAGAATCTATTCTATCTAGAGAAGCTGTATTGCTAGTGCCCTGAGTTGTTGTATGTTTGAACCAAATATCCACGCCACTGAGCGCGCACTTCCTATCTTGAGAAAGGAAGAGATCCCACACATATTCTAAGGTGATTGTAAAATCTATAACTACCCTCCCCTTAGATCCATTAGCACCTCTTCTTATCCCATCCCAGAAATTTCCACTAATCTCGCCACACCCCTTCCACTGTTTGTGTTGCACTCCTCTATACGTCTCACATCCACAATGAGTTATATTATTGCGGGTAAGGTGTGTAGAAAGTACAGTGTGGGTTCTACCACAATCACAATCACATAACCATCTCAAGTGCCCGTTCCTATCTTTAGAATGTAGACATCTTACAACCAACTTACCTGACCTCATACCTTTGTGAACTCTCATACTACCTCCTATAATGTTTTAATCTTATAAGCTATATAGTATGAGAACTCACGAACACCACCTGAAGGTTTATAAGGTATTAATATTTCTAATTAAAGATTACAGGCGCCCCCTGCGCATGCATACTCTTGTGAGGATGTAGTGTTATCCTCCACCTCATAGTCCTTCAGCTTCTCCCAATCAATTACAGGGAATGTAGATGCTGCTAGCTCATACTCCTCTTGTGTACATGGGTTATAAGGATTAATCTCATACACTGAATTGTCTACAGGGAAGAATGAGAGGCCTCCAATACAGTCCCAGTTCTTCCAGACCCACGCCTGTACCTCTGGGAAATCCTTATCAGTATAGTAGATAGTCTGACTAGGATTACCATCACACCAGTGATCCCTATAGATCTTCCAGAGCTCTAGCTGCTCTATAGGCCCCATCTCATCCTGAGTAATAGAACCTTCAGGTGCTTTGATGGGGAATGCAAAGTAAGTCTTATCTCCCCTTACTTGGTTTGGGACTCCTTGGTCCTTGAGCATTTGAGTAAGAGGATCTTTATTATCTTGCGTAACTTTACGGACAAAGAACTTGCTATACCTCGGGTGCATCCCACTACTGGAGTCGACCAGCTGAGAAACAGTACCACTAGGCTTAACAAGAGTAAGTTGCTTAGAAGGATTAATCCCAAGTCTATCAGCCCACTGAGCATTAGTAGATCTCGCTAACTCCTTTAGTTCTATGAGAGTATCTTCAAGGCTATAGGCACCAAACTTGTCATACTCCATAGTAACCATAGCATCTACTCTACTATCCATCCTACCATTCATCATAGGATGATCCATTACACCTGTGAGACTCACACCCAGTAGCCTCTCTTCCTCAGCATTCTTCTGCCAAACCTTACGTATGTATCTAAAGTCAGTAAGTGTGGACTGTAGTGTTCCTATGATAGTTGCAACCCTTACCTTCTCCTTAAGAGTTTCAAGAGTATCATCAGGTCTTACCACAACCTCAGTAAGATTACATAACCCACCAGAACTGCGGAGGATAGCTTCACCACAAGGGTTGAGTATGTAGTGCATCTCAGGATCTCTACCACACTCTAGGGCCTTCTGCCTTAGAGCCTCCTGATTAATCATACCCCTCTCACCGGCCTTACTCTTATACATACTCCTGAACTCACCCAAGAAGGAGTCGAGATCAGGTCTCTCAGTATACATTACTGAGTTGTTAGCTAAGAACCTCTGAGGATCTGTCAGGTAGAACTCACCAGTTTTACAGCGACGCATTCTATCGTCAGTAAGATTAGAGATAGAAATACAAGCAGACCTACGGACACCTCCGACGATAACAGTATCAGCAATCTGGCATATGAGGTCATGACATTCCAAACTATTAAGCTTCCTACCAACAGCCCTATTGAACAGCGCAACAACTTTCCTAAACAATAGATCAAGCGGCTCCGGTCCACTACTTCTACCTCCAAAGGTTTTGAGCCTAGCACCTGCAGGTCTCACTAAACTGAGATCCCACCTAGGCACATCTCCATTATATAGAAGAGCTATTAGCTCCTTCAATGCTTTAGCCCATCCTTCCTTACTATCTTGGACTACAATGGTTGTATCTGTAGCATGCATATCCTCAGAGACTACAGGCATCTTAGTAATGAACTGTCTCTCCACTGAGAACCCTACGCCACTACCATTCATCAAGATGTAGAAGACCTCATCGAAAGCTCGAGGATGATCTATAGCGATGCCGGCACAATTATACCCTGCAAGGTTGTCTCTCTTAAGAGCCTTACCTGCAGTCATCATGGCTCTCATACTTGGCATGACTTTCATATTATAGATAGCTTCAAACAGTTCGTATGCTGTATCTCCATCAACCAATCCCTCTGTCCCGAAGAAATACACATACCTTTCAACTGTTTCTTTCCAAGTCTCTCTACGCTTCAGCTTATCTATAAACCTAGCGTACTTACTTACATGAATATACTTTTGATAATCATTCAAACCATATCACCTCTCAACAAAGATCCACCACACTACAACACAGAAGGCTATGAAAGCATTTCCTTCCCAGATACCTATATCCATTATTCAAGCTTACCCTCTAGCCTATACTGCAACCTAGCTAAGGCATTCCAAGCAACCTGTGCATCATGTAGCAAACCAGTACCCCCAACCCCATCATCGTAATCACTATCAGCAAATAGATGCCTAAGCATAGCATCAGTGTATCTATTGTACCCATCAGGTACTTCCTTCCACCCACCTCTTGAGTACTTCTTAGCACCTATAGTACCCACCTCAGCTACAGCAAGAAGAGCTTTATTAAAGTCTAGAAGGAGAGATGCCATAACCTTACCAGCATCTAGCTTAGCGCCCGGGTCGTGGGCTCCTATACCTGTAGGATCTTCCTCAAGAACTTTCTTCAACTCCACGTATTTACCTCCACGCTCTTCTGGAATAAACATTGGACCATACACAGTGAGGGGGTCATAAGGTTTGACAGCAGAACCTTTCATACTCTCCATCCACTCTTTATAATCAAACACTGGATTTATCTCCATTGATCTCAGACTCCTTAATGGCTAATAGTTTAAACGGACTGACACCTTTAGTGTGGCACACTTCCTGAGCTCTTGGTCTACACACAGGTCGTACACTCCACCCTGAAGGTCTTGGTTCGGATGCTGCTTCTGACAGTCCAAGCTCTTCCTCCAAACTCACTATACTCTCACGTGGTATAACTAGGTTAGGATCTAACCTACGCTCTGAGTACTCCCAAACCATACCGGGACTAAGATGTACAGGCTCAGGATCAGGAGCTACTACATGTACTTCAGGGCCTGAAGTCGCCCTATCTACCTGCATACCCCACGAAGCTTCTGAAGATCTGACATACTCCTGATACCACCTCTCGTACCTAGATGGTGTGGAGGTATCTATAGATCGTCTCGCTGCTTCTACATACTCTCCGTATGAAGTGGGAGTACTAGGCATGGTTCATATCCCAGTTAGTATCTTCAACACCTCTAGGGTCATCGCCTATAGTCCTAGAGTAATTGTCCTTACTCCAACAGAATCCTTTAAGAACGAATCCAGCACATCCTACATCTCTAGCAATATTAAAACCTCCACACTCTGGGCATGGGAGTTCTGTAGGATTATCTCTATGTGCTACGGTCTGCATCTTTTCCCACTTGTGCTTACAATCTAAGCACTGGTATCCATACATCGGCATCAATAAGTCTCCTCATTATCTGAAGCCCACTCCCGCAAAACTTGTCTACCAAACACATCCTCTACATCTAGATTATTACTCACCCACTCAACAACATCTTCAAGCCTATAGCATCCGTCCATATCTTGAACAAATCTCCTACTATCTGCGAAGGTAATAGCCATTAATAATGGTCCTCCATATCTTCATCATCTTCACTATCAATCAGCTCAATCATATCATTAACTTCCTCATAGAGATCTTCAAGGCTACTAATCTCAGCAGTGATGGAGGTAGCTACAGCAGTCAGCTTACGAACTACAGTTTTCTTTTTCATATCTCAAGGTTCTCCGTATTCTTATCAAGTCTTAGTCTTTTAAAACGTGGATGCCTCATCTTCATTCCTGGAGTCCACCCCATCATCTCTACCTCAATAATGCTTCCTATAAGATCACTATCCCAATACTCATCTCTTTGAAAATCTGACAACCCCGAACCCACATCACCATAGTTGGTAACAAAGGATCCTAACTTCCCTGTATACTTGCCAGTGCCCTCTATCCTGCCAGTAATCCTTACATCGATAGCGTATACAGGCTTCACCTTATAGATGACATCAGAATCTAGACTGTAAAGAACTAGACCCTCATCACCACTAGCAACAATCTCCCACAGTAGAGACATGATAGATTCTTCTGTAGGATTAGTATACATATCTAGAACAAGTCGATCATCTACAGCACGATAGTCTCCTATATGATATAGATGCCCAGGAAGAACTACTCTCTCTTCCTTTCTATTCTTAACCAGAGATACAGAAGTTTCCCAGTTAGAATCAAAGACCTCATAAACACCTGTGAGGTGTGGAAAGGTATCGAAGATGTGCTCGAAGTTATACAGTGGTTTATCATTCCTACTGACCACTGTCCTATTAGGGCAATCTATTGTAGCATTAACTCCATCCTTTTTAATAGTGAACAACCAACCCCCCTTAAGGGATCCTCCACTATACTTCTTCATCTTCATAATCATCTTCCCTTTCAGGTGGTGTGTAGATAGTTCTCCAACAGTCCCTACTCTTATACATACCACACTCCCCGGAGAAGTCATCCCAATCAAAGATGTGGGCTCTCCTAGAGAGGTGGCACTTATGTCGTGAGCAAGTTCTTATGAGGCAATCAAATGCGGTACAATAAATCTTCACACGCCAGAGCTTCCAAACCCTCCAGCTCCCCTTATAGTTTCTGATAGTGTATCTACCTCCACCAGATCTCCAGCGTAGTGAGGGACGAATGTGATCTGTGAGAACCTATCACCTTTCTTAAGGTGAACACCATCAACCCCATGATTAAACATCTTCACCTTCACCTCACCCCTATAGTCACTATCTATGTACCCAAAAGATGCTGTAGACTCAAGCTTAAAGGCCATAGAAGAACGATGAGAGAGAAGCCCTAACCACCCCCTATCTATTTCAAATGCAACGCCTGTACCTATAACCTCGCTCATCCCTGGGAGGATTAGAACATCCTCACTACTATAAAGATCATAAGCACCAGCCCACATAGAACCTTTAGTTGGAATAATCGAATCTTTATTTAACTTAGTTACTTTGACCAAAGAAGAAACCTCCTATATACCAACCAAGATATGCAGCTGAACTAGTTGCAAGAATAAGACCTGTGAAGTACCACACCCTATCATCAAATAGTTTCTTAAACACGATACTCCTCTAGGTACAAACCTCCTAGGAAATCAGTCTTAAATACATTAGGCACTGAGCACCTAGGACAGGTAGCTACAATACCATGAGATGTAAGAGCTACGATACTATCCATCCTACCACCACACTCATAGTCACCATGACCATAGTCTGACAAAGTTGTCAACTCACTCTCACACACTACACACTTACCAGACACTGTAGAGAAGCTCATTTCAACCCAAGGTACTCAAAGTATTTAAGCCCAGTCATAGCATCACAGAATGTCTGCCACTCTTTAAGCTTATGGTTGTGCCTCTGTAACATAATATTTCTTATAGTCTTATAGTTCAGGCACACCGTCCTCCCCTGAATGAACCCTTGAGGCAGCATCTTACTTACAAAATCTGTAGGTGCATTACCATCTATACAACTATTGAGATAATTAAGATACGAACTAGGTATACCCTCCTCAAAATCTTCCTGAAGTAAGTTCCTCTTAGTAAGAGTATGCATGGTGCTATCAGACTGCTTCGTGATTCCTGTGCGATAAGTATCCATCTGCTTCCACCAATCTAGAGGTGCATCTATATCCATCCAGACTACCATACTTTCCTGGTATTTATTGTGACCACCATCCTTATTAGCCAGACCCAAAGCAACCTTAGGCATATCATCTACATCCCTATTGAAGGATCGAGCAAGACCCCTCATAGCGCAATCAAACCCTGCCTCATCAAGTATCTTAATCTTCATTTATCCTCACAGAATATGACAGTTGTACCACTGAAGGAACTCATCCCTATCAGTAGCAGCTTCTATCAACATGGTTGAACTCTTCCGCAACTCATCCTTACTAAAGATATCGTAGGAGTTACCAGAGTTAGTAAGAACATACATCTCATCTCTCTTAGTGACATCACGAATGGTGTGACATAAGGTTCCGTTGTACGCCCTACTTGCCACCTCTGCTCCTCTTCGTGATGCTGAAGCCTGATACGACCTCGAGTGATCTAATCTTTTCAGCCTCTGGAAACGTGAGTAGGAAGTCATTCAGTTCCTCTTTGTTGGGGAACTCTTGTACAAAAGAATCTCCAGTACTCATCTCGATGATGAGCCAGAATTTAGGATTCAAATCTTTTCTCCGAAATCGAAGGAGTAGTCCCACTCAGTGCAAAGATAATTAATAGCCTCTCTTTCTATATCTGTTACTTCTCTGCTGCGTATTACTGCTCTTCCCTGATATATTTTATAGATACAACCACCTTGTTCCCAGTAGTTTTCTCTCAAAACATCCCAAGCACTGTCTTTATCCCACATACATTAGGCTCCCATAGGGATTAGGACAGGGACCCCTCCGACAATCATAACCGCACCCCTAATAGGCCTACCCTTCTGTGTCTTATTGTACTTGAATGGACTACCCTTATCACTTACAAGGCACCCACTTTCTACACCCCATAGAATACGGCGGCCGTTATCAAAAGCAGAAGAAGAGAATTTAGTATGCTGGTGACCCAAACAAACCGAGGCATTAAGGGCTTTCGCTGCCCCAAGTGCTCCACCATTCTTAATGTGAGCGAACATCCAATGATCACGAGTAGAATCAACAGTAATACGAAGCTCAGACTTAAGCTTCCAGCCTTCAGGAGCACCAATAACATCAAGATATTTGACCATAAACTCACGAGGAATGCCGGCCACTCTAGATTTTTTATATACTCTATCATCATGGTTAGAGGACATTAAGTCCAGGGTCGGAAAGATGGTAGCCAGCTGTTGTACGAACTTCCTCCCCTTCTTAAGCTCATCAGTCCAACTATCTTTGTGGCTGATATCTTTAGGATAATCAGACACGGAATAGATATCAAATACATCACCAAGATGCACCACCCTATCAGGCTTATAAGAGTTCGAGAGATCATTGAGAAAGTCTAATGTATCCTTATGTTCATATGGTGCATGAGTACACCCAAATGCTAATATCCTTTCGTTATCATACCGTTTCATAAAGCCCTCGCTTGTATTCTCTAAGTTCCTCAATAGTCCAGACACCATCTCTCAGTACATCAGGAAATGTATCAGGTGTAAAGTAGATGATCTTATTCTTATAGCACCATTCAGCCAGCGATAAGTAAGTACCATCCTTACGCATCTTACATCCAGCATAAGCCTTCTTATTAGGATCACTGAAGAGGAACACAAGCTCCTTCTCAGGGTTGTCTCTAATAATAGAGAGATACTTCTGGCAATCAGCACTACCCTTCTGGAAGTAACCTTTAACTTCTATCAGGATATTAGGGTGCTGTGGGTGTACAAAGTCTGGGTTGTATATATGAGGTACTGTGTAGCTCACCTTTGATTCTTTAGGTTCATAGAGATAATTGCGGAGGCATTCTCTAGCAACCTTTACCTCTAATGTGGATTTGTAAGGAGTGCCCTTAGCCTTGCGGATCTCAAGATCTTCCTTACTGCAATAGGTTCTCTTTTTTCTATATGTTCTCGACACTCAATCTCCTTTCAATCTTTTGCAAGTGACCACCCCAATCCAAGAAGACACACTATTACGGCTGAAAAGAATCCAAGAGACAGACCCATCAACCAGTTGCCCAACTCAAAGACTTTGTGAATGTTTGGAAACCTAACCGGTGCATAAAATCCTCCGAACCATATCATCACAGCAATCACTTGTGCCACAAGATACAGATACAAAACTCTACTCACTGAGCGGTTCCTTGTAGTATGGCTCTCTCTTCTGCATGATCCACAATAGATCACAATTCTCTTTCATGAATTGCTTCCAGTAACTACCAAACCTACACTGGTACTCTTTAGCTGCTAGATCAAACATCTCCTGTGCAGTCTTACAGCCATTTATGTTATCTAGCACCTTAGCCTTAGCACCCAGACCATAGATGCCTGGGATATTATCAGTAGGGTCACCGGTTATAACTTGCCTATAGAAAGCTGCATCAGCTTCTTGCTCTGAGACTTCATACAACCTTTCTTCAGCCCAGTTAAAATGGCTACCGGGAATACAATTAAGATCTTTATCTAACGTGGCTATGATATCTACACCAGGATTATGAGCAATCCCTATAGCATCATCAGCCTCCATACCTACTGATACATCAGCGTCGTAGTTGTCTACAAGGAACTGACGAATACCATCCAGATGAACAGGCTTCTGAATGGATGCACGATTCCCTTTATAGGGTTGAATGGTTGCAAGCGCATACCTGAAGTTACTCTTACCGGTTAGATACACCTTGTAGTCTATACCAACCTTCTCTATGATACCCTCTATATAGGACATGGTCGACTTGACCACCTTCTCCCATGGTTCAGGATCATAGAAGACCTCTATGGCTGAGTCATCTACACCATCAGCCTTTAGGATCTTATTAAGTTGCATCTTACTATCAAAGACTGTGCCCTTGTAGCGATACTTCTTTCCATCACAAGCTGAGGATACTGCATAGCAGCAGATATCCCCATCTATATGAGCTATAGCATCTTTCATGGTTTCCTTATCTCTTCCCAATGCATCTGGCACCTATAGGCATCATACACATTGTTGTACTTATACTTACCATCAGGAGATACCCACCATACACCATCTTTCTTCCAGCCCCTGTCAGTTATTAGATTCCAAGATCTGACATAATCACTTTGGTAGTCTCCTAAAGTTTCCTTAGATATATTAACCACCTCCCCGCTGTCGTCGTATTTTATCCACCAGTCAAACGTTGATGTACCTTCTCTAATCTTCTCATCAGCCATTAGGCCTCTCCTCATTAAAGGAATCTACAGCATCTTCATAACCCTCCCAGTTATCTACACCATAAGCTTGTAGACATAATAGGAAGTCGTTGTTATCTACCAGCATCCTGTAGGTACTGATAGGTATCTCGATGAACCCACCCGGCCTTTCAGGTGTATCAGAACTCTTCATCGTCTTTATCCTTACCGTCATCTTTGGTCTCATTATTGAACTCATCGGTGCCATCAACCACGTCGAACTCATCGGAGTCAGAATCTCCACCACCCCCATAAGGTACAAGATCTATAATCTGAATGGCCTGAAGATCAGCACTCAAACCCTTCTTGCCGAGGTAATCCCACGAGTACGGAGCGAATTGCACATTAACAATACTTCCATTACCAATGATTCCGTTGAAGGTTTGTTTAGCTGCATCTACTACTCGGGGTGGAGGATTCTCTCCAACAACTACCTTACCTTTCTTCTTAGCCACATTCCGTTTAAACTTATACTCATATACATCATCATCATTTCGTTTAATCTTCAGCCCTGCAGCCTTCAGCTTCTTAGCTTCATCATCTGACAGCAGGAGAGTTACCCTCCAGCAAGGGTCGAACTTAGTATCTGGTTGTTTGGTGTAGGCCCACATTGCAACTCCAGTAGTCTTCATATTGTAACTCCCATCTTAAGTTGAATCTCTTTGATGATACGCTTCTTCATATAACCAGCTTTCCTAATAGTAACCTTAGCAGCCTTAGCCACCTCAGCTTTAGGATCACTATGGATAATCAAACCATAGTATATAATTCTATCCAGTTTATCTGTAGGTGCTAGACCCTCTATGATACCATCGTAATCATCATTCTCCTCATAGTTATGTTCTGTTCTTGGTTCATCATCAGTATCTACAAGACTATCTATAGGTACCTCGATCTCTTCTCTACG